TATAGAAATAAACCATACTTAAAAATATTTGTTGATTATATTAGAACTCTATAGAGATTACTATTTCAACGCGTTATATGTATTGAAGGGCAAAAAAAAGCCCCTCTCCAGAGGGGCTGCAAAAGACAGGGATGGTGTCCAAAAATAGGATTTAACTCATTGTTTTTATTATATTCTAATTGCACACCGTCCACCAACTGTCCACATCCACGAAAAAACGACCACATTGAAAAAAAGATAAGCCTTCTAAAAATGGAGGGCTTACTCTTTTGTACCCGATTTAAGATTTTCTGAATTTGTCCATAGATCAATAAAATTTCCAGAAACATAAACTTTTACATGAGCAATACCTGACGTCCACCCTTGAGATACCACTTTCTCAATTTCTGTTCCGTCTTTTACGTAAGTACATTCTGAAGCTAACATTTTTTCTATCGCATCCAAGTCTTTATGTTTGGCTGCAGCTGATAACCTGTTAAATGAATCTTCTGAAATACAGACAGGATAATCATTAGAAAGATATGCCGCATTTGCAACACCCATAGGTAGCAATGCAAATAACACCCCTAAAATATTTTTTTTCATTAAAAAATCCTTATAACTTTTTTCAATTTAAACAACTAAACTAAATAGCGGTTCAATTACTTCAAATTCTGTAATTATAAAGGAGTGTATCTACAATGAGTAAAATTGTCATTTCTGTACTAGTGATTGCAGTCCTTAACCTGCTTTCAATAAATACTGTATCAGCTCAAAACTACCCTTGTTCTGGTAAGAAAGGCGGCGTATCTCACTGTGAGAATGGTAAATTTATTTGTAATGATGGAAGCACAAGCAAATCAAAACGAGTTTGTACTGATGAAAGTGATACAAAGAAAAAATAGAACACTGCCAATATAAACAACGCCCGGAACACTCCGGGCTATTTCATCAAATCGCTAATGCCTGTTGGCAACACTTATCAAGATGTGGCTCTACTCGTTCAATCAACTGAGGCTTTGAAATAAACCGCGTTACGGTTTCATGGCTGACGAAAGTCGCGCCACAATTGATATTCTGGCACTGGTTATAACGTTCTTTTGTATCGGAAGATATTTGCTGACTACTACGAGTATGCGCGGCATGACCACAAACAGGACAAATCATCATAAACGGGTTACCTCTTTATGATGTGGAAATTACCTGTAATTATACACAGGCACTATTCCTTATCCATATCTATATCACTGCTTTTGACTTCTAATTCTAACGAGGTGGTAAATCCGCTATTGTTTAATGAGTGACTCACCGTGACTAACGTCCAATAGGCCTCATCAATCTCAGGCTTAAATCCGCTAACCTTTACAGGTAATTCAGGAAAGAGATCCGCACGCCCTTTCGCAAGGGTAATACTAAAAGAGGCAACACCTCGCTGTATTTTTTCCCACGCGGCTTTCGCGGCACGTTCAGCATTGGTTTTACTCGCATAAGTATGAGACAACACCATCACATTACCTTCTTCACCGACAAGGTATTCCCCTTGTTTCTGCTCTTCTTTTTTCGGTTTATTGGTAGTGGGTTTTCTACGGCGAATTTGTGATTGTGTTTTTTCTTGCGGTTTACGGGTATTTAAATAATTGGCCGTCACACCGGTGTAAGCGCCCCTATCCACTAATGAAAAACGGTGTCCATCACCCACACTTCGGGTAATTTGTACTAGCGGTAATGCTTGACCACTGGCGGTAGTATTGCCCCCTTGTACCATAAACAACAAATTGCCGTTTTTAACACAAGCGGTGGCACCGTTTAATTGTCCTAAGCGGGTTAAAAAACTACCGTCTGACTCATTAGTCTGATCGATATGTTCAATCTTTACCGTATCAAGACCAGGATCAACCACCGCCGTGACATTATTACGCCCTGCAATGGTTCTGACGATATCGCCTAATGTTTTTTGGTGGTAAGACATTTCACGGCGCACATTCAGTGTTGCCCTAAAATCGGCACTACGAGCGCGCAATGTCATTTTATCGGGTACACCTGAATGCTCGATCTCATCAACTGTAAATGAGCCTTTATGAATAAGGTTTTCACCCTGCCAACCAAGATGCAAGGTCAATACCTCACCGCGTTTAGGCATCATTAATGCGCCGTCAGAATCATCTAACTCAATATCAAGCCGGTCAGCTTCAAAGCCCCGATTGTCCGTTAATGAAAGCGAAATTAATCGCCCTTGAATTTTGGCACTGATATCTTCATCACCAGCAATTAACACAAAAGCCGGCATGCTACTTTTACCGGTGATCATTTCTGGCAACATTATGATAAAACTCCTTTCATCGCTTCACCGGCACCATTGGCCATCATGCCTAATTGGTCGCTTAAATCCCCTAACATCTGACTGATAGAGTCATCCACCCGTTTTAATGTCAGCGAGAAATCAATTTTTCTGGCAGCACCATCTTGGAAAAATTCGGTGTGGGTGCGTTGTAAATCGGTGATCACAAACATGCCGTGAATGGTGCCCGTACCATCAATAAACGACCACGCTTTACCGCTATCTGCCATTAACTCTAATGCCAGCAACGACACTTTACCGCCAGTTAATGAAGGATAAAGCGCCCCCGATAAGGTGATCACATCGGTATCAGGGCCAATAAATTGTTGTGCCGGTCGGCGTGCGACACGTTGAGTAAAACCATGTCGCCACGTTTGTTGTTTTTGTAGGGATTGATAAGGTACGGTGCGTAACTCAAACACAAATACCCCAAGTGCTGCCATCATTACCACACCTCACTGTCTTGATAACGGCTATTTAATCGTGCTTGTTTTTCACGCTCACGGCGCTCAATTTCCTCGATAACAAGCTGGGCAATATCTTGCGCGGATTGGTTTGGTTGAGGATGAATATTAATTTCATAATGTGCCGGCGCGCCTTGATAACGCTGTTGTTGAATATTCACATTAGCCGGAGCAGGACGATAGTTTTCAACCGGCAAACTGTGTGGGTGCAACGGGGCATTTTGTGCCTGTAACGAAAAGGCGCTGCCTAACGATAATGCGGCAGCCGCTAACATCGCAGTGTGTTTACGACTGGTGATATTCGCAGGGCCTTCGACAATTTCAGGGCCATTTTCTCCCGCAATACCAAATTTACCACGCGGGATATAACCGCCGGAATCATACATACCGGCAAAGTTGCTGTTGTAAGAATCTAACGCAGACTGCACTTTCGGATCATTACTTTTCATAAACTCAGGGGTGAGTGCTTCTTTAGCTGCGGTTGCCAATTCCCCAATGCTATTTTTAAAGTCCGTCCATTTGTTTTTGATCCCCTGAATAATGGCATCAATCAGGTCACTACCAAACTGCAAAAATTTAGCCGGTAATGCTTTGGTATCTTCTACAATCTCATCCCATTTTGTTGATATCGTGGTTTTAATTGTTTCCCACGTTTCTTGTACAGACTTAACAATATTATTCCAACCGTTTTTAAGTGTTGTTTTAATTCCTTCCCAAACATCTGAAATTTTAGTTTTTATCATCGTCCATGTTGTTTGGGTGTAGCTGACTATCGAATCCCAATGTTTAATAATGAGCCCAAGCGGTGTCCAATTAAAGAATATATACTTGATGGCCTCCCATGCACTCTTAATAGTATCTTTTAGCGCTTGCCATGCGATAGCAGTATATTTTTTAACGGTATCCCATACCTTGTAAACGTAGGGGCCAATGGTGTCCCAGTTTTTATAAACCAGATAAAACGCGCCCGCTATAGCAGCAATAGCCAACAAAATAGGATTAGCTAACATGGCTTTACCCAATCCTAAAAATGCACTGCCTAATAATTTAATGGGTTTTAATAACAGTGTGAGCGCGCTACCGCCTTTAATGCCTAAAATTGACAAGCTTAATTTCGCGGCGGCTAATGGCCCTAACATTGCCGCAATGGATAGCGAGAGAATACCCAGCGTGGTAATAATGCCCGCTATCGCTAAACCGATCATCGTCAACGTCTTAGCCAATTCAGGGTTTTCTTTCATCCACACACCGACTTTAGAAATCACACGAGTAATGCTTTGTGATATCTGCCGTAGCGGGCTATCAATACCGTCAAAAATTTGAATACCTAAATCTTCCCATGCGGATTGCAGGTTTTTCATATCCCCGCTTAAGTTATCCGTCATGGTGCCCGCGACTTTTTGTGCTTCGCCTTTTGATGCCTTGAGTTCTGCTATTAATTTTTGTAAAGATCCTGTGGATGCCTGATCTGCTAAAACCATTAATGAGCTAAAAGCTTCTTCACCAGCTAATTTTTTAAATAAGCCGGCACGTTGAGCATTACCCATACCTTTAGTTTTCTTGTCTAACTCGACCAATATCTCCGTGAACTCTCTAAAATTTCCTTTTGAATCGGTTGTTTTTAGATTTATTTCTTTTAATGCTTTAGAGACTTCCGAAGTTGGTGCAGCAAGTCGTCCAAAAATAGATTTTAAACTTGTACCTGCCGTACTTGCTTGAATACCCGCATCGCCTAACTTACCTGCGGCGGCTGCAGTCGTTTCCAAATCAACACCTAATGAAGATGCAGGAGGAGCAACAAATTTCATGGTATCGCCGAGCATTGCTAAATTAACATTAGCTCGTGTAAATACTCCTACCAGCGTATCACTCACTCGACTCATTTCATCTGAGCTTAACCCAAACCCCGTCAAAATATTTGATCCGATATCTGCCGTGGTACCTAAATCAATATCACCTGCTAATGACATTGCCAGTGTTCCGGGCATAGCATTTTTAATTTGCTCAGGCTTAAAACCCGCCATTGCGTAGAATGCCTGACCTTGCGCCACTTGGTTGGCGGTAAATGCCGTGGTTGCGCCTAGCTCTCGCGCTTGTTCACGCAACATCTTAAATTCATCAGAGTTTTTATCTAAGCGCGTTAATGCCTGCACCTTTGACATCCCGACATTAAACTCGTACCCCGGCATTAAGGTTTGTTTCGCGGAATACAACATACCGGCACCGGTTGCCGTCATGGTGGCACCAGTGCCCGCCATTTTATTTCGTACATCAAGCGTTTTTTGATACTGCGATTTAGCTGCCGCCATGCGCCGTTCTTGTTCGGCACTGCGCCTTAGCTGGTTTTCTTGCCGGCGGAGCTGTTGCGTGGTGCGTTCAATATCACCATTCAGTCGCCGTTGTGCTTGACCGAGTTGGTTTGTTGAAATGCCATTAGCTTGTAATGCCGAGCGCTGTCGCTGTGCCGACTGCTGTAATTGCTCATATTTGGTTTTAAGTTGCCCCGCTTCCCGTTGCGCTTTTTTAAACACCTCTAACTGTTTTTTTGTCGGATTTTCACTGTTGGCAATTTCTTTGGCGAGAGTAGCAACACGTTGTGTGGCGGATTGATACGCCTGCTGTGTAGAGGTTAGCTGCTGTTTAATCTTGCGAAAGCCGTCAATTTGTGAGGCTTGCTGATTGAGGTTTTTTAGCGAGTCACGCGATTGACGCACAGCGGACGCCAATCGTTTATTACTTTCTTGCGCACTGCGAAACGGTGCGGTTAATTTATCAACCGCACTCAGTACAACTTGTAATTTTAAGTTATTACTCATCCTGTTGTCCGCAACGTTTCGCCGCTTGATAGCGCCATGACAATAATTCTGAAAGGTTCATTTTGCCGGTATCTGCCGGTGACCAATGAAAAATGACGGCAATATCTGCCGCCAGTTCATCGGTAGTTAATTCGCTAGGGAATCGGGCATAACCGACTTCGGTAATAAAAAATTAACCACCTGCACGCTCAGGTTTACCAAGTCGCCCGCGGCTAAAGACAGCACATCTTGCTTTGTCAGTGTTGGCATAGTGATGCGCGGTAAGACTTGCATCATGCTATCAACATCCATATCCATTAACGGCTGTAAACGCACACCGCGTAATGCCCCTGAATTGGGTTTAAGCACCGTCACTTTGTCGATTTTGGTTTCACCGCGCATAATCGGTTGTTCTAAGGTCACCGTGGCTTGGTCGCCATTAACAACAACCCACTCAACTTGCTCTTTGTTCTGTTCTTCGATTGGCTCTTTCATGTTCTCTTTCCGCATTTAATTAAAGCCCCAGCGCGTCACGCTGTGCTTGTAACAGGTCTTTACCGTCCACTTTTTCCACCATATTGACGATATCAATCTCAATGATTTCTTGACCGTCCATCACTAACTTGTAGTAAGTGGGTTTTACGGTGACTTTAGTTTGCGTGTTATCACCCGATTTCCAGTTACCCGGATCGATTTCGCTATAACGGCCACGCAGAACCACCTCTACAGCAAGCACTTCCCCCGTATCATCACGCTGATAAGCACCACAAAAACGCAGTTGTACGGCATCAATGGTTGATGCACCCCATTGGCGGTAAACGTCGATATCAGCACCACCGAGAGTAAACTCACTATCAAGCGCGCCGTCATCAAGACCCATATCAATTTGCACCGAACCATTCATACCGCCCCCGCGATAGGCTTCTAACTTTCGGGTGATTTTGGGTAATGTGAGTTCTTCCGCAACGCCCACATAATTGGTGCCATTCATAAATAAATTAAAATTCTTTAGCTTGCGTGGTAACGCCATGATTTACCCCTTAATTTTGTTACCGAAATCCATCAGGTATTTATCGGTAATACGCTGACGTAACATCAGATTTTCCATTGGTGGCACGGGTGTATAGTCATAATCCAGTGTGAGTTTGCCGTCTTTGAGTGCTTCTTTGCTATTTGATGTTGGGTCATACCAACATTCACCGCCTAACAAGTAGCCCTGACTGACCAGTGAACGTAATTTTGCATTGATGGTTTCAACGATATCCCGCGCTAAAGATGGCGTTAACGGTTTATCAATTGCCCACATCTGCCCTTCTGCCATAGTGTCAGCGAGGACTTGCGCAGTTCGGGTATAAGATTCAAAGGCAAATAGCGGATCATCCGAACAGGTACGCGAACCCCAAAAACGAAAACCATCACGGCGGATAAGTGTCGTCACCCCTTTTTCATTCAGTAAACCGGCATCAGTCGCGGGGTCTTGTAAATCCCAATAGATATCTTTAGAAATGCCCGTGACACCGTTAACGGCGATATTTGATAGGGTTTTATGCCAACCGATATCATTGTCTAACTTGGCACGCAGACCTAACGCACGCGCCGTGGCGTAAGCGGTTGATTCGCTGTTAGTGGTGCTATCCCATGAGGTAAAATCAGGAAAAATCACCATCAATTCACGCTGACCAAAGTTGTCACGGTACTTGATTGCTTCGCTGATATTTTTACAGTCGTAAGCCGAAACATAGCCAAAGGCGCGTAGCTTTTGACAAATCACCGCAATCTCATTGGCAACCGCTAATGTGTCGTGACCGGGCACGCCAATAATACGAGGCTTAATACCGTGTTGTGCTTGTGATGCTAACAGCGCTTGCAACCCTGTTTTTAGCCCTTCTTCGGTAGTACCACCGATAATATTAGTGGTGGTTTCTGCTTCACTTTCGCCTTGCTCTACACGCACCACTATGGTGATGGGTTTAGCCTGATCTGCAATCGCCTTTAACGTGCTGGCTAAGGTGCCGGTTCTCCCTGCTTTACCGATACCCTGTGAGACATCGGTCAGTAAGACGGGTTTGTTTAATGGAAAGGTTTTTTCGTCCGCATCATCAGCGGTGCAAACCACGCCAACAATAGCGGTACTGATAGTGCGAATGGGGCGGGTGCCTTCGTTAATTTCAATAACGCGCACACCGTGATGATAATCTTGTGCCATGCTCACGGACTCCTATAACTGTGTCCGTGTAGCATGAAAAATTAGCGGTTAAATTGCACGAAAGCGGGATTGTTTGAGGGGTGATACAAACGTTATTCTGGTTTAATTGGCCAATCGATATCGGGAGCTAAACTAACATCAATAGCGTCTAATTTATCTAAATAGTCTAACCACTGATTAAGTAATTTTTTTTCTCCCTCATTTATCCGGCCTAACAATAACTTTGATTGTAATAATCCTATTGCAACATTAACGTCATTTACTAAATTTTGTTTTTGCACTGAAGCTTGAATTGATGGTTCATTTTTTTGTGTCATTTTTTCTAAATGAATCTTTATTTCTTTCTCTGACATAGGGATCAGTTCTTTCTCAACCCATCCGTCTGATACTTGTTCATCATCATAAGCATAAACACTGCCCACTTCATTTTTAAAATAATTCATTATTTAAGCTCCACCCATAAACCAATTTCAAATTTAGATGATGACAATTCATATTTTCCATTTGGAGGTACTATCACTGATACAGGTCGATTGATAGCAACCGTATCACTCCCTCCGATTTCAGCAGCAATATCCCCATTTACTTTAATATGAGATTTAATAGCACCTAATGAACGCCCACTAATATTAATTAAGATAGGTTTACTGGATGTATTTGTGTAAATCGTATTAATAATCCGTTTAGATGTTTCATTTATATATTTTTGGTTGAGTCCAAAAACTTGGTTACTACTAACACTGCCTACATCTGACGCGCTTAAACTAATATCAGCGCTCAATGGTTTGCCATTCACTTTACGAGTATTAGGCACTCGCCCATTGGCATTAGTATTGGCATTATTAGCGGCAGTCTGTGCATTGGATGCGGCAGTCTTTGCCTCATTCACTTGTGCCAGTGTTGCAGCACCCACATCATCCGCAGTCAAACTAATATCAGCACTTAGTGGTTTGCCATTCACTTTGCGCGTGTTAGGCACTCTCCCATTGGCGTTAGTGTTAGCATTGTTTGCGGCAGTTTGTGCTACGTTGGCTTTACTTACAGCATCATTTGCGGTTTTCTGTGCGGCATCCGCTTTGCTCACACCACTGTTTGCTGTGGCTTGTGCATTAGATGCGGCGGTCTTGGCTTCATTCACTTGCGCCGGTGTTGCAGCACCCACATCGCTCGCCGTTAATGTAATATCTGCACTCAGTGGTTTATTGTTAATTTTACGGGTGCTAGGTACACGACCATTAGCGTTAGTATTGGCATTATTTGCGGCAGTTTGCGCAGCATTGGCTTTACTTACGGCATCATTTGCGGTTTTCTGTGCGGCATCCGCTTTGCTCACTCCACTGTTTGCTGTGGCCTGTGCATTAGATGCGGCTATCTTGGCTTCATTCACCTGTGCCGGTGTTGCAGCGCCTACATCACTCGCTGTTAAGGTAATATCGGTACTCAGTGGTTTATTATTAACTTTACGGGTACTAGGTACGCGACTATTAGCGTTCGTGTTAGCATCATCCGCTGATCCTTGTACCTTACTTAAACCCGTACTTAATTCGGTTTTAGTGGCATAAATCTTAGCTACCTCTGCCATTGTCTGTTTTGAGGCACTTTCAATGGCATCATTAACAAATTCACGGGTCGCCAATATCACCGAGGGGTCAACCTTTAACTCAACAGATTCAGTGTGACTAACGGTTAATATCATGCGGATAGTCTGTGTGCGCCCGCTTCCCTCTTGCAATTGCGGCTTATAGGTTTCAGGGCAATTACCTACCGCAATTAAACTGCCTTCATCATCAAATAAACCAATTTCACGTATCCAGTAACCACCCTCATTTTCAGGGATCACTTGTTCAGCAATAATCTGGCTGTCGTTTTTTGGATCAACAAATAAGGTATTTAATCCCGCACGGCGTTTTTCGCCTACGAGTTTAGTTTGTTGTGTATCGGGTGTCGGCAACGTTCCGCCACCGTCACCCACAGCCATTTGGGTAATTTTTAAGGTAGTGCCTAATGCGGTGGCTTTTGCCAATTTATTGGCACCAATCACCGTTAATAAGGCAAAAAACTTAGCGCTCATGTGCGACCTCAACTTTATCAATAATGTGTACTCCGACCGCCGTTAATGGCGCACCAGACACGGTAATTTCTTCTGCAAAATAGGGGTAAACCGTTAACTCATCACCGCTAAAGGTGGCGGCAGAAAGGTAAAATTCACCTTGCGAATCAAGGTTGATAGATAACCCCAATAGATGCCGACTAACAGGGCGTGCATCGGCAATCAAACGCTCTAATTCGTCATAAATCTCTTGGCTAATACCGTTTTCCTGCACGCCCACATCAAGGCGAAATGTGCCCGGCGGATCGTCGGTTTGCCACCATTCGGTAACTTTGATGATGTAACCTAACGGCTCAACCACACGCTTAAGTGCGCCAATAGTGCCCTTATGTCGGTGAATAAACATCGAATCCCGTACTACTTGACGCTTAACAGGCTCCGACCAGTTTTCATCCCATCGATCTACTGACCAAGCCCACGCAAGATACGGCAATAACTCAACGGGGCATGTGCTGGCGTTCCATAATTGGCGTAAAGGCACGGGCAAGGTTTGCAAGGATTGACAGGCAATGGCTGCAGCCTTTTCTAATGGGCTACTGCCTGACGGTAACAAGCTATTCATCCGAACCACCAATGGTTAAGGTACTTTGGGTACAATAGGAAGCTTGGGTTTTATCCAGCACCACATCTTTGGTGGGTTGTTTTAACTCCACACGTTGTACACCTTCCACATGCAACGCGGCATAAATCGCTGACAAGCGAATATCACGCCCTAAGCGGTGTTGCTCTGTGATGTATTGCGTTAAACGTTGATTTGCTTCTTTGCGTATCGGCTCCGACTCAGGCCCCGGAAATAAAAACAACGTGGCATCAATTTGATAAGGGATAATTTGGGCGGATTGCACTTTGATGCGATCAGCAACTGGTCGCACATCTTCATCGTTTAACGCGCGCTCAACAATGCGCAGTAATTCTTCCGATGCGGTGCCGTCACCCTCACGAGATAACACCGAGATAGTGACATTTGCCGGCGCTGGACTGATCGCGGACACATCGGACACCCGACCATCGGCACTACGGGCATGAAATTCATAACTGCCCACCGGCCCCGCAACACTTAGCCCCTCAAAAGCGGCGGGAATGCGTAAACGTAAATCATCGTCAGACTCTAAAATCGCCGGTGTAGGCGGAATAGTGTTGTTATTGGCAGGGCGTAACACTAAACGCGATAAATTATAATTCGCCGCTAACTGATCTAAATCCGCCCCTTTTGCATACGCCACCATCACCGCACGGGCAGACTCATTGATACGCTGGCGCAATAACAACTCACGATAGACGTTTTCTTCTAACAACTTGGTCAGCGGTTCCGACTCTAACGATAACGTATTAGCAACCGCGTCACGCAAATGCACTGGCATTGCGGCAATCAATGCCGTTTTGCGTTCGCGTAATAATTGTTCTGCATCTAACGACTCAATCACATCGGGCGGTGTTAATTGGCTTAAATTAATCGTTGGCATGTTATGTCACCGGTAGAGAGAAATTAATCGGTTGTTGGTTATGGGCGTAATAGCCGGTGATATCGACAATCACCTGTTCCTGTTGGCTATGAATATCAATGGCCGTCATCACAATACGTGGCTCCCAACGATAAACTGCGGTGTAACACGCTGACATTAATTGCAATCGCATCTTGGCGTTAACTGGGCCATCAATTAAATCGGCAAGCAAACTGCCATATTCACGGCGCATCAATCGGCTACCAATGGGGGTGTTAAAAATATCTTTGACCGATTGGCGAACGTGCTCAATATCGGTAATACGTTCACCGGTTTGTGCATTCATACCGAGATAGTTCATTGCGGTTGCCCCGTATTACCATCACCAGTACGCACGCCACCGTGGGTATGGGTTGAAACCACCACGCCATTAGAGGACATTTTCCCACCAACATGGGTAATATCACCGGTCATGGTGCCGCCTTTTTGCACCGTCAGTGATCCCGTGGTTAAGTTGTTGGTACAAATAACGGTAGGGGTATCTAAGGTGATTTTGCTTGTCGCGACACACGTAATGTCAGGTGACGTGACTTTGACCGACTCGCTGGCTTCAATCACGGCGGTTTTAATTCCCGTGACTATTAGCGCCCCTGTTGCCGGCTCATATTCAATTACTGCCCCGTCTTTATACTCATGACGATGCGCGGTTAATGAGGTTGACGGCTCTGAAAAATCATCACTAAATATCGCCGGCAACACAAACGAGGTAGTTAAATCGCCACCGATTGATAGCAATAACACTTGTTCGCCAACATTGGGCGCCCACCATGAGCGCGAGTTACCAGCACGTGCAGTAAGCCACGGGCGCCAGTCGGTTTCATTGTCGCCCGTTTTAACTCGACAGCCTTTTTCCGCACTGACATCAATCACAACGCCAGTGCGGATCAAGTTTTGTATTTTTCGGATAAGTTCTGCGATATTCATACCCGCAATGTGCAACGGGAAATAAAAAAACGCACGGAGTTGGGATTGTTTCAAAGACAGGACAATTAACGAGAAAGGAATTCCAGTAACTGATTTTCGATATGTTTAATATCTGTCGGTGAAAAGCCTAATAGCTTTCGTTCAGGGTATTGAATTTCTAATGACTTGCCCCGCACTCGCTCTTTTAAACCGTAATGATGCACCGCAGCAATGCCCGCGACTTGCGGAGCAAAAGAAAGCGTGACACCTTTATCATTTGCTGACATGCGCAAATAACGGGCGGTGGCTAAACGCTTAAACATGCGAGTCTGTTTATTGGGCTTTGCGGTGCTGATTTTGTCTTTTTTTACTTCAATAAAACGCAGAATATCGCGCTTATAAAACTACGTTCGGCTTTCTTTTCCAAGTCGTAACCGGTGATCACCTCACCTTTTTTTGTTTTGCGTAATCGCCAGTTTTTTAAACTACGTGATTGCCCTTTCCAGACAAATTTCATTCCTCGCAACACGGTAACCGTTGATGCTTTACGTTTGGTGAATGCCGTTCCATCGGGATTTTTTTGCGCACGGATACGTTGTAAATTGCTTTTGCGTAAATCACGGGCAATTTCACGGGCTAATTTTTTACGCTCATTGGGTGACGCTTTTGCCAACATGGTGGCTAACGCTTGAGTTAACGGGCTGAAATCATCAGCGTTCATGAGCCACACTCTCCCAACTTTCAAACGGATCAGCCGGCTCTTCAATGGCACCAACAACCAATTTATCCGCTTGCACATTAACGAGGACACGCTCAGTCAACTTTAAATCAATGCTGATACTGGCGGTCTGGTTGCTATCAATAAAGGCATCAAAGGTAAAATGACTTTGGCGTTTATCGGGATTAAGGAAAATATCAGGTTGATACTGTTCAATCCAACCAATGATTACCGCCATTAACACATCTTGGTCACCGGGATAATCATCAATAATAATATTGAGATTGTATTGATACTCATAAGATTGACTACGGGCACCGGTTGCCACAATCGCCCCGCCGTCAATAAAGGTGTAGAGCCTATCGGGGTTATTCCCTAAATAGGCCACCTTTTTAATTAAGGTATCACGTAGGTTTGCAGGCTTTTTCATGGTTTAACTTATTGATGTATTGTAATAATCGATTTGTATAATCAATCAAATATTCCGTTTGAGCCTTATTCTCCGCCATCATTTCGAGGAGACGTAAATAATCTTGTTGAGCTGTTTCGGTAAGTCGTGCGGAGGTTGCATTACCCATGCCGGCGGTGGCGGTGGTGTGATTATCGGGGTTGGGGCAATCGGCTTTGATGTACACCCGTTTAGTATTATTGCGCAACTCATCATTAAGCCGGCTAATATCATTTTTTGCATCGGTTAACGCCTTTGTGTGTTGTTTATCCAATTCTGATAAGCGGGCAAGTTCTTCCTGATAATGTTCAATGGCGTCTTGATGACTGATAACACTTTTCTTAAGGGCGAGATTATCACCCTTAAGCTGGCTATTCTCAGTGAGCAAAGCATCAAACTTAAATATCAGTAGCAAGCCCATCACACCCGCCACAATAATAAGCAGTACGTTCCTTTTCATCGTGGGATCTCAATATGAGGATAATCAGGAAAGCGGGTTTCAACGGGTAAACTGGGATCACTTTTCCAGTTTTTACCAAAACGTAATGTTACCCCTTCTTCATCTGCCGCTTGCTTAAATGCCATTAAAACCGGCTCAAAAAAATGTGGTTGCCATTCCATTCCTGGTTTAATCGCAGAAGGCAAAATATCAATGGCATCGCCTGTTAAATGACGGCTGTCTAATGTTTTTGAAACGCCTTTTTTCACATTTTCTTTTTGCTTTTTAAGTGTGCGAACACCTTCAATCACTGCAAAGTCCGCCGTAGAAATGTCTAACGCACGATAAGCAATTTTCACTAATAGCGGATTAACGCCACTAAGATTATTTTTACTGCGCTGACTAAAGATAAATTTATTCACCAGAGACCTTCCTTAAGAATCTTTTTTCTAACGCACTGACCAATGCAGCACCAGACCAGCCCGCCATACCGGCAATAGCGCCGGCAATTTCAGGTTGCCACTGGTAATAACTTGCACCGAATAAAATCAGTGCCCCTGAAAACATAGAGACAACAATTTGTGCAAATAAGATGGCAAAGCGGAACGGTTCCCCTTTCACTATTTTATTGGCATAACTGGCAATACCACCAAAAACCGCCATACCGGCAATTAATAAGGCAGTAAACCAATTCATATTATTTGGATCTTTATAGGGCATTTTCTTCATACCTTCCCCCTTAAAGGGGTTAATCCCAAAGTTGTAAAATCGGTGTGATGCTGTGTTGTTGAGGTGTATCCGGTAACTCAATCGCGGTGCCCGTGGGTAATATTGCCCCTAATTCAACCAGCCCCGGATTGGCTTCTAATACTTGTTCAATCATGCCGGATGACTGACCAAAGTAACGCCAACAAATATCATCTACGGTATCCCCTTGCTGGGTGTAAATCCGCATTAGATAAGCTCCACCGTGTTATGGGTTTCCCCTTTGATACGTTGTAACGCCCACTTGCCATCACGCCACACTTCATCAATAACCGGCGTCATGGTGTCGGCTTTTTTATTACCTTGTGCGGTAGTATCAATATCGCGATAACGTTCGATTAAACTGGCTTTTGCAAAACAGAACACCGCACGCTGATATAAAATCATCAGTTCACTTTCACCGTTAATCTGTTCAGCGGGCACCTCTTTTAATGTTTTCGCAGCTTGACCAATACGCCACTGATACAATTCACGATTCACTTCAATCATGGCGTTCAATAACGTGCTTTTCAGCCGTTCCGGTGTCACAGTGCCATCGACGCGAGTTTGCAATTGAAAATCACGAGTTTGAATATCAGGGAAAAAGCCATTATTTTTAATGGTTTCGTCTTTTTGTGGCACAGGGTTAGCAGAAACATAATCCATAGGAAAACCTTAAAATAGGTGGGCGGTGGACGAAAGAAAGCGAATTGCTTTTTCCGTGCCGCCCTGACGTGGTGTCACAATGCTTTTTCAGCGTCACGCTGTGCTTTGAGCACTTTATCGAGTTGTTTTAATTCGGTTTTCACACCGATATTTATGTTTAACTCTAAGGCTCGACTTAATACGCAGTAGCTTTCTTGTGGGCGATTATTATCGCGTAGCACTAACCCTAAGATTTTGTAGAGTTTTGCTCTCACTTCATCGGGCATATCTTCATCATCGGTCAAGGTGCGTGTACGCTCTAACGTTGCTAAAGATACCGGTGATTTCACGGCATATGCTCGCATTGCCGAATCGGCAATTTCTTCGGCAATCACAGTGCCCGTAGTGCGGTTAACACCGGGGATCACTAAACGGTTAGCTAATGCGTAAACGGCAATATCTAACGCCCCCTCATAATCCCCCGCATCAATTTTCCACAGCAAAATCGTCATTAAGACATCATCTTGCACACCGCTACCACCGGACAATGCCCCATCAACCCACGGCTGATAATTGGCTAATATCTTGCGCTTATAAGCTTCTTTGCGTTCGCGTGACTGAAAATGTTTTAGCTCTTTTTTATCTGTCGCAAGACGTAACAGCATCATGTGATAGCCCTGTGTATTGCGGCTAACATGCCCACCCAATTGGCTGGACTGTTGCGCGCTAAGGCTCATGCGGTGTTTTTCCCACGGAGATAATGCCATTATTTCGCCTTTTTATTTTCAGTTGGTGTTTCTTCTGTTACTGCTTTGTCGTCTTTGACGACTTTATTTTCAGAAGCTACCCCCTCTTTTTTTGTTTCTAGCGATGTATCTTTTACATCTTCAAAAACAATATTTTCGACCAGTGCCACACCGCGAAAATCTTCAACCACAAAATCTTCATTCACTGACTCGTAGTTTTCGATGCGATCGCGTTTTGGGTTATCTAACACTTGACGACGACGAGAATCCGCAAGGAAATAAATCGACAAGTTATCAAGGCGGGTGATAAAAAACGCATTGTCAGGGAAGAACGGCGCACGTACAGCCGGCAAACCGCCAATACGTTTCTGACTGATAATGGTATCTGCCGCCAGTTTTTCACTGTTATCTTGGTCTTTATTAACCAGTGGAAAATATTTATCTGCTAATAATTTACGCCCACAAATCACAACAAGACCGGTATCGTCCTGATATTCAGGATCAATCGCCGTATCGACCGTATCTTGCACTAATGCGTCAAGATTTTGATAAGCTTGCCCTTTACCGACCAGAATAGGCTGCGCTGTGGTTGAGCCGTCTTTCGTTTCACTGCCCATTACATGCTCTGGCGCACGCTCGCGTACTTTTTGTAACCAGCCTGAATTCACATCTTGCAGTAAGGGGTATTTTATCCGATCAGAATTATCGGCGCGGTGCGTACCATTAAAACCAATCATAATGCGGTCTAATGCCTGACGGCGGATAATCGCATCGCGGATACGGGTTTGAAAGTCGGTAAACTTCGCCCACATATCAATTTTGGCGTAATCAAGGTGGGTGTCGTAATTGGTTTTCTGGCAATGATAGCTATTTTTGGTCAGCTTAATCGGATCACTTGTTTCGCGCTCTTTTGCTGTTGTATCGGTAGTGCCTGCGATAGTTGAGCCGATACCTAAACCGATGGCCTCACCCACTTGCTCATCAACGGGCACGATATTAACGTGTGTTAAAAATTCTGCTGACTGCTGAATATTGGTTTCCAGCGTTTGCGCGGCAGACGGTTCAATTTGAACCTTTGTATCACTAAACTCTTGGGCGCTAACACCGTAAATTTTACCGAGTTGCGTGAGGTACGCATTAAATTTAAAACGAGTTTCTTTTTTCATGGTCTGTTCACTACCTTAGCAATCCGTCAGCACTTCGCTATTATTTTCGCCACCCGTGGCCGGCGGACGATGTGAGAACGAGGCGTCTGTATTTTCAAATTGGGTTTTTAATTCCGTGAATTGTTGCGTAAGTGCTTTTACCGCTTCGCTTTGGTCGGCGTTTTTTAATGCGGTAATTTCTGCAGAAAGGGTTTGTACTTCTTGGGCGCACAGCTCCACCGCCTGATGCACATCGGTAAATCGCGCATCATCACTGTGTTGTTTTTTAGAAAACATCTCTTTAATAATGCTAAAAAGCCCTGGCTTCTCGCTCTGCGGGTTTTCATCAATAAATTCAAAGTGATTTTCTTCTGCTGCAGTAAAAACGTTATCTTTGCTTTGTTTGCGCTCTGAAAGCGGGCTACTTTGTGCATTAGCACTAAATTGCAGCATTTCAGTGCCTAAACTCGCGGGGTTATCGGTGACCGCCAGCCCAACTAAATACGCTTCGCCGGTATCTGAAAAACTCGGGTCAATTTCAACAGAGGTATAGACTTTTTGACGTTTTTTATTGAGTTCAATTAAATCAGGCGTCGGATTGATCACACCATACAGTGCCAACTTACCCGCCAGTGCCCCTTCTTTAATTTCCTCGGTATACACCGACTCCACATCACCAAAGCGTGGTGCCCATGAATAGTTATAGTGATCGATATTGACTCGCGCACCATAAACCGTGGGATCAAAGTTTTTCGCGATTTGGGTTAACCATTCGCGATCAACTCGACGCCCGTCCGTTGTCGCCCCTTCAACACAAAGACGAACCGGTTTTGATTTCTTCGACATGCACTACTCCAGACTGCATCCGTTTATTCGTTGGTCTGTATGTTGTCGGTTAAAAGGGGCGTTAAACAATGGATAGGGTTTGTCTGAGATATGGCACAACGGGAATAAAGCGAATCGGTGATCAGCGGTCAATAGACTAGCCGTAACTTAAGCAAGAAATCGTGATTGTGCAATGACTATGACAGAAACATTTGATAACCGAAAAAAAGCAATGCACCTGTATTTTGCCGGTTACCGCATTGCTCGCATAGCGGAATCGCTAGGCGAAAAGGCGTCCACTATTCACAGTTGGAAACGCCGCGATAATTGGGATGAAATCAGCCCTACCGAACGCGCAGAGCTAACCGTTGAGGCACGTTATTGCAATCTAATTTTAAAAGAGAGCAAAGAAGGCAAAGATTTTAAAGAAATCGACTTGTTAGGACGTCAACTCGAACGCATGGCGCGGATCAGAAAATATCAAAATGGCGGTAATGAAACGGACCTTAATCCTAAGATTGCCAACCGCAACAAAGGCGAACGCCGTCAGCCAGAGAAAAACTTCTTTTCAGAAGAACAAATTGAAAAACTGGAAGATATCTTTCGCAATACGTTGTTTGAATATCAAAAGGTGTGGTATCGCGCCGGTCATCACCGCATTCGCAATATTTTAAAATCCCGTCAAATCGGCGCAACATTCTACTTTGCGCGAGAAGCCTTTATTGATGCCCTGACCACCGGACGTAATCAGGTTTTCCTCTCCGCCAGTAAAGCGCAAGCCTATATGTTCCGTGAATACATTATCAAAATGGCATTGGAGGTTGATGTTGAATTAAAAGGCGACCCATTGATGTTAAGCAACGGTGCAACGCTCTATTTCCTTGGCACTAATGCCCGCACAGCACAAAGTTATCACGGTAATTTATATCTGGATGAAACCTTTTGGATCCCGAAATTTCAGGAGTTACGCAAAGTGACTTCGGGTATGGCGATACAAAAACATTGGCGACAAACCTACTTTTCAACACCGTCAACCATGAGCCATGAAGCGTACCCCTTTTGGTCAGGTAAGCTGTATAACCGCGGGCGCAAAAAAGAAGACAGAGTTGATATTGATATCTCACATGAAGCCTTAGTCAATGGACGTTTATGTGAAGATGGGCAATGGCGACAAATCGTCAATATTGAAGATGCACTACGAGGCGGTTGTGATTTATTCGATTTAGAGCAACTCAAAAAAGAGTATAGCCCAGACGAATATAACAACCTGTTAATGTGTCACTTTATGGATGATATCGAATCTCTATTCAACTTTAACATGATGCAAAATTGCATGGTGGACAGTTGGGAGGTGTGGGATGACATTCAACCGTTAGCCCTTCGCCCTTATGCCTATAATCCTGTTTGGGTAGGTTACGACCCCAGCAAAGGCGGTGAAAATGGTGATAGTGCCGGTTGTGTGGTTATCGCTCCGCCGAAAGTACCAGGAGGGAAATTCCGCATATTAGAACGCCATCAATGGCGTGGTATGGATTTTCGCGCACAAGCTGACGCCATTAAAAAAATCACCGAACGTTTCTATGTAGAATATATGGGTATTGATACCACCGGCTTAGGGCATGGGGTTTATCAAAATGTTATCCAGTTTTTCCCTGCTGCGCGTGAGTTTATTTATAACCCGAATGTCAAAAATGCCTTAGTCATTAAAGCCTATGACGTGATTAGTCACGGGCGCTTAGAGTTCGACGCACAGTGCGTTGATATCATTCAATCCTTTACATCCATTCGTCGTACCACCACAGGAAGCGGTAACCGCCCCACTTATGAAGCCTCGCGCAGTGAAGAAAGCGGACATGCTGACCTTGCATGGGCAACGATGCACGCCCTTTTCAACGAACCGTTAACCGGCACCACCGAGAACAGTAATAACATTGTGGAGATTTATTGATGAGCCGTAAAAATAAAAAGCGTTTTAAAACACAACAAACGGCAACCGCCAATAACAGCATGGAAGCCTTTACCTTTGGTGAGCCCGTTCCGGTGTTAGATAAACGAGAAATCTTTGATTATCTGGAGTGTGCGCAAATTGATAATTGGTATGAGCCACCGATTAGCTTTGATGGATTATCAAAACTGTTTCGTGCGGCAACGCATCATAGCAGTGCAATTTATGTCAAACGTAATATTTTAGTCAGCACATTTCAGCCTAACCGTTTTCTCTCTAAGTTAGACTTTAGCCGGTTTGCGCTCGACTTCTTAACCTTTGGCAATGCCTACCTTGAACGGCGTAATAATATGGTGGGGAACTTATTAAAACTCACCCCCGTTCTCGCCAAATATACCCGCCGTGGTGTTGCTGATGATAGCTATTGGTTTGTGCGCTATGGCTATGACTCAAAGCCGTATGAATTTAAGCCCGGTAGTGTATTTCAGTTATACGAACCCGATTTAAATCAAGAGCTATACGGGTTACCAGAATATCTGGCCTCCACGATGTCAGTGCTACTGAATGAAGCCGCTACCCTATTCCGTGTTAAATATTATCGCAACGGAAGCCATGCCGGATTTATTTTATACGTCAGTGACGCCTCACAAAACCAAAGTGATATTGATAAAATTCGTAACGCAATGCAAAACTCAAAAGGCCCCGGCAATTTCCGCAACCTGTTTATCCACGCGCCGAACGGCAAAAAAGACGGTGTGCAAGTTATTCCATTAAGCGAAATTGCGGCAAAAGATGAATTTCTTAATATTAAGAATGTCAGCCGTGACGATATGTTAGCCGCACACCGTGTACCGCCTCAAATGATGGGGATCATTCCACAGAATACCGGTGGCTTTGGTGACGTAGAAAAAGCGGCAAAGGTTTTCTTTCGTAATGAGTTGGCGCCACTGCAAAGCAAGATATTACAGATTAATGATTGGCTAGGTGAAGAAGTGATTAAGTTTGATAAGTACACATTAGATGATGAGTAACCTCACCGCACAAAGAACAATACCGCCGACACTGGCGGTATTTTTTTACCTGTAAGGTATGAATGTCGGTCTGACTAATAATAGTGACCCGATTCTATTATACCCTTTACCCCCTGATAAGGCGAATCCGCCTAATTTTTACCCTCTCAAACCCGTATTAAATGCGCCTACAATCCATTTTAAGCGCACGTAATTTATTTGATATCTAGGTAACTTTTTCTTGTTTTAATCGTTCTACGCGCTGGAAATTTGCGAGTAATAATGTTTTTAAACCTATCAAAACGCAATCGTGACCCCGCCACGCCCGCGCACTAAATGCATCGGTTTTTATGCAGGTGCAAGTATCTATTTCTATCTTATAAACGCTGAAGCTTTAAACAAATTATATAAATTATTAATTTTGCAAATATAGTCAGGAAATTACAAATTCACGCATAAAAAAATCAGTAATGTGATATGAATATAAATATTTATTTAAAAAAGATTTTAATCATTTATATTTTTTTCATTAATGCTTAATATAAATATGATAATTAATTTTAATAAGGTTATATAGGATAATAAAATGTCTTCAAATTACGAAATAGCTATTGATCTTAATGTGTTAAATCATTTAGGTATGAGCCTTTACTCCAATACTCCTGCAGTTCTAACAGAAATCATATCTAATGCTTGGGATGCCGATGCTAATCATGTTGATATACATTTAAATACAGAAGAAAATTTTGTTAAAATAGTAGATGATGGCCATGGAATGTCTAAAGAAGATATTAATCAGAAATTCTTAAAGGTTGGATATGCTAGACGCGAACATGGAAGGGCTGAAAGTGACACTCTATCACGCCAAGTTATGGGTAGAAAAGGAATAGGGAAATTAGCAATGTTCTCTCTTGCTAATAAAATTCAAATTATAACGAAAAAAGAAAATCTACAACAAGAGTCTTTTGAAATAGATGTTGAACAACTTCAAAATGCAATAAAAAAAGGCCAAAACTACAAAGCAAACTCAATTGAAGATCCTTTAATAATAGATAAAAAAGGTACAATAATTATTTTATGTGAATTAAAAAATCTATAGATAGAACGGAAAGCTATTTAAGAAAAAGATTGGCAAGACGCTTTTCTGTCATAGGTGAATCAAATGGATTTCAAGTTAAAATTAACAACACACCAATATCTACCTCAGATAGAGATTTTCTACAAGACTTACAATTTATATGGGAATTTGGACAATCAGATCCAATAAGATTAGCTAATTGCAAAAATATTGTTAAAAGTAAAAAATTAGATAATATTATTAATTATAACGGAGAGAAATTTCTTATTAGTGGTTATATTGGTAGTGTAGGTAAACCATCTCAATTAAATAAAGATCCCGAGATATCTAATAACTCTATTACTATTCTATCGAATGGTAGAGTTTTTGAAGAAGATATTTTACTTGGATTTGGTAGTGCTAAAGTTTTCACTAGTTATTTAGTTGGCGAAATAATTGCTGACTTTCTCGATAAAAATGAAATGCCAGACATGGCTACTTCATCTAGACAAAAATTACAAGAAAACGATCCTAGGTTTATTGTGTTAAAAAATTTCTTAGAAAGTCAATTAAGAATTATAGATAAAGATTGGGATAAATGGAGGAGAGATCAAGGTGTAAAAGAAATTCAAACAGAAACACCTGCTCTAACAAATTGGCTTGATTCATTAAAATCATATGAGAAGAAAGTAGCTGAAAAGCTACTAGGTAAAGTTAATACTTATAGATTTTCTGGTAACGAAAAAGAACAAAAAGAATCAAAAAAGACAGTTCTTAAAAATACTATTCTTGCATTCGAAAAACTAAGAATAAAAGATAACCTTGCTGCCCTTGACCACATTATAGATATCCAATCTGATCATTTTAAAGATGTTTTTTCCTCCATAAATGATATTGAAGCAAGTATGTTTTATGAAATCACATCACAAAGATTAAAAATAATTGAAAAATTTGAAAAAATAACAAATGAAAATGAGTTAGAAAAAACTGTACAAACGTATTTATACAACCATTTATGGCTTTTAGATCCATCTTGGGAGCGTTCAACAGGAGAAACTTATATTGAACAAACATTAACAAGTGAACTAAAGCAAATAAAACCAGACCAAAACAGTGGAGCAAGAATAGATATAGCTTATAAAACTCTATCAGGAAAACATGTCATAATTGAAATGAAAAGGCCTAATGTTAAACCTAATATAATGGATTTAGTTGCTCAAGCTAGAAAATATGTCGTCGCAACCGAACAATGGTATAAAAATAATCCTAAGAGTATGATTAACAATAATCCCCCTTTTATAGAAGTTATATTGCTTGTAGGAAAAAACTATTATGATGAAGGTCAAGATTTTCTTTCATCATTATTGAAATCAATTAATGGAACAATAATGACATATGCAGATTTAATTGCACAATCTAAACAGTCTTATCAGGAATACAAAAATAAGAAAAAAGAATCTATTAGAATCCAAAAAATTATAGATGATATCTAATCTTGATTATCTTGTAGAAAAGTAAGTATTACACAATACTTACTTTTCTTTAATATGATTCATAATACTCATACCTATAACCTCACCGAGCTTCACAGGAACTGCATTTCCAATCATTCTAGCTACTGTTTTCATATCCATATGAACATTTTCTGGCCAAAACTGATAATGCTCAGGGAATGACTGAATTAAAGCCGCTTCTCGGAGAGAGATTCCTCTATTTTGTTCAGGGTGTCCAAAACGACCATTACCAAATCCAGTACATTGGGTTGTCATTGTGGATCCTAAACCATCCCAACTCATTCGCCCATAAACAGCTGTATACGATGCACCACTCTCTTTTTTATGACAATCAGCAATTAATTCTTTTGGCCAATCTCTCCAAGTTCCTCCTGGTTTAGATGCTTTTATTCGCTTCATATTAATATCTGATAACATTGAGCATCTATGCAGATAATCATTTTTATGTATTTCCCCTGCTTTTATTTTTGGCAAGTGACCAATAATCTCTCTTAATGTTACATAATTATCTGGTGTATGTGTTGGCTCAATTAATTTAATATCTCCCAATTTAGAGGCTAATAAAACAAGTCTTGTCCTTGTCTGAGACATTCCATAATTGGGGCAATATACTTTATCAAACCAAACGTGATACCCCTGATTTTTCAATGTATCAGTAAAATCTTGAAATACTTTATGATTAATAACTCTAGGCACATTCTCCATTGTAACTATTTCAGGTTGAACGATTTTTATTTGTTCAGCAAAACTATACAAAAGTGACCATCTTTTATCTTGTAATTTTGCCGACACTTTAACTGTATTACTATAACTAGAAAAAGGCTGGCAAGGCGCACAACCTGCTAAAATTTTAATATCAGTATCACCAAAATGTTCCATCAGTTCATGATCTTCAATATCTGTCACACTCTTACTAACAAATAAGGCATTATTATTTTTTTCATAAGCAAAACGGCATGCTTGGTCAATATCATAACCAGCAACAACATTTAAACCTGCTCGTTGTAATCCATAAGTTAAACCACCAACACCACAAAACAAATCGACTACTTTCACAAAAAACTCCTATAAATGCCTATCTGTGATGAAGTCTATCACAAGTAATATGTATCATCGATGCTTTGTTAATACATAAATTTATAAAAATATTATTACTACTAATACTGTCTTAGGCTATCAATTTTATCCATAAGTTTCTGCTTCCTTTCCCTAATATTCTTACACTTCACTTCTTCAAAATTAACGTTTTCGCTTTTCGTTGATGAAATTTGAACCTTCCCGTTCTCAAACCAAATCACTTCATCGCCATAATTAAGGCGCATACCGTTCATCACCATTGACCACATTGAGTCAGGCGGTAAATCTAATCCCATTTTTTCGGCAAAGGCTTTAAATTCAGGTATCAAACGTTCCTGATTTTCATTTAATGACACGGTTGAAATTATTCTCTGACTCTTTTTATGCTCTAAAACCTCGCCAAATGATTTATCCCAATCGCTATATTGTGAACGTAGGTCAAAAACATCAGGCTCAGAAATCCCCCATACGGGCGATTTTAAGCCCCTATCGTGTGGGTTTTTAATATCGGGTGAACTGCCCGATCCACAGTTATTGACAGGACTCCGAGGCGCGCTGATCGCGCTTTTTAAAGTCAAAACCCGACCCGTTTCTGACTTACGCTTATGCTCAATTGCCTCAATATCCTGCTTAGATTTACGAACTAAACGATACTGACGCTCACGCGTTTTTACTAAATCGCTACTTTTTATCGGTGAATATAATCCGATTATTCGCATCACTTCTTCATCATAAGAATTTGGCTCATCGGCAACAGTACGAGCAACTAATAACGTTTGTAGGTTACGCTTAACGTTAGGGCCTCCTTGGTGCTCAATATAAGCGGCAAAATCTCCTGCATCGGCAGACGCTCTTACTTTTTCCGCTATATCACCCAACTTATCAGCGATACTCACACCACGAATACGACGACACTCACGCCACACGCCTTTAGACGGCAAGCCAAACATGTGAAATTGAGGGATACGCCAAGTAGACGCCCACGCAGTAACAGCTGATGCAACCTCGGTTAATAACTCTCCCGATTCGTCATCAACTTCACCCTCTAACGCATAACCGTCGATATTTTTTGAAATATATTTAGCGAGATAACCCGTAGCACCGCCTTTATTTAAATGCTTTGCTTCAAAACGGTGTTTCTTTGCGCCCCGTTCTTCGCCGTCTTCTTCAAGGGCATACTTACGCATGGTCTCAATCGCTGATGCACGTTGAGATTTATCCAGAAACATCATCATATGCCAATGGGGTGTAGCATCATGATGAGGTTCAACAACTCTGATCCCGTAATAGTTAATGCCTTTATCTTTAAAAGCAGTGCGAATTTTCGCCCACACCCTCACTAAATAACGTTGACCATCTTTCGGAGTGTATGCGCTGTTATTCCATTTCTCGTTAATGAGAACTTTTTTCTTTTTCTCATCTTTAGAAACGTTAATTTGCTTGGTGGGATGGTATTTTGAAGGGGTGGTTAACGTAATAAATAAACCAATATCACCTCTTTCTTCGGCAACTTTTTGAATACCTGCTGCTTGTGCCATTAATTCCATACGGCGAATTTTAGGGTTAGCGATACTCGCTAATACTTTTTCCATTAAATCGAAGCGATCACCCGATTCAACGTCTTGAATATCCATCATTTCAAGATAATTCATGTTCGCTAAACGTTGCGATCTAACTTCACGAACCGCATTTTTACTGGCGTAAGGCGTCTTATCTGAATTCACATCACCAAAGGCAATATGCAAAGACTCACGCCAACGTTGGCGATGAGCTTTTAACTTTTTCAGCCACCAATTTTCATCTGTTAACCGGTTTAATCCGGACAACGCATTTTCTGGTGTTAGTTTTCCTTTTTGAGCTTTTCCCCAAAACAACGGTGTTACATGTAAATAGGTAATTAACTCTCCTAATTGATGATAAATAGGGTTAATCACTTTTAGGTTAAGTAACACCTCACGATCACCGTTATTTTCAACAATTGCCTGATCAGCCAATTCATCGAATAAGTTGTCACACGCGTTCGCAAATGACTTCGCCATATGACGCAATATTTTGTCATGCGCATCGGGCAAGCGATTAAAGAACATGGCTTGATCAAAATCTCTATCTAACAAAAATTGACGTTTATCTTTCGCTAAACCATAGCGCGCATTAACGGCTTGCAAACGCTGATAAACGCTTTTATGGAACTTAAAGACCAGCCAGTTATGAACTTCTTTCGGCGTTTTCTCTTTTTTAAGATGTTCGATGTACTTAAATAGGCGAGATTTAAGAAAGCGAGGCAGTTTTTCAATATCGAATAAAATCGCTTGCCCCTGAGCCAATTGCTCACGGGTAAGCGGTCTTTCATAAACAACCGGCTCATGCTGTTTCCCATTCCACCAATATGTCCATTGCATATCAGCAGGATAGGAAACAGGAGGCTGAGAAAAATCAATCAGACGGCTAGCCATTACCGCACACCGCCTAAATGCTTCGGATCAATAATTTCAATGGCTGTTTCGCACAGTTTAGCAACGTGAGTCATTACCTCTATCAATTCAGAGATAGATTTAATTTCAGCACTAATAACACGACTCACATGTGCACCAACAACGCCAGCCGTCACATTTACCGCAGAGTCATACCACGCAATCACTTCACGGCGCACACGACCATCAATCACAGTGACTTCAATTAATCCAAATTGTTTTTTCCAATAAACGATAGCAAAACGAGTGCCGGTAATATGCACCCCATTTTTTGGATCTTGAATATCGACATAGCCCTGTTCCATCAGCACACCTCCGGCAAAACGGCGATAATCTCTTTTGCTGATTGGCGGTTTCCATTTGCAGAAATAGAACGAGGCGCATCAATCTCATGAATAAAAAAACCAAGATCGGCATACAGCTCTTTGGCGTGAATGGAATTAGAGACGGTAATCGGGTTACCTTGTGATTGATTTAATGCTTTTAACGCTTGAGCTAATTCAATTTGATGAGCGTGAGTAAAATCAGTGTGATGATATTTAGTAAAACATTTCTCATCACCCATATATGGAGGATCACAATAAACACCATCACCGAAGTCAACGAGTGATAAAGTATCTTGCCATTCTAAACAAGCGATAATGGCATTAGTGGCTTTTTCAGCAAATTGCCTAATTTCTTCCTCTGGAAAATAAACGCGTCCATATGTTCCAAATGGCACGTTAAATTCACCTGAATTGTTATATCGACATAAACCATTAAAGCAATGACGATTTAAATATAAAAACCGAGCAGATTGTATATATTGATCACACTCGTTTTTATCTAATATCTTAATTGAATTAAATAACTTTCTAATAGCAATGTAATCATTTTTATGATTGTTTTCTTCCCACGCATAGAACTCTTTACGTGCCATTATTTCAGTATGTTCTACGACATTATGATATAAACTAATTAAATCCTGATTGGCATCTGCAATTAAATATTCGTTATATTCTGTGTTCATCATAACAGCACAAGAACCCGCAAACGGTTCAACTAAGCGCTTTGCTTTTGGCAAATGTGAAATTAATTTATCCATGATACGGACTTTTGACCCCGCCCATTTCAGAATGGTTTTATTCGCCATTATTCATCATCCCCAATAATAGAAAATGAAAGCATTACAAATTGAGGTTTATCACCTAACTCTGGATAAATGGAATTAACACAAGTGATATCAGTAATAACCGCTCTAATAATATTTCCCGTATATTCACCATAATGAAGAAGGTGACGGAATTCTCTTGGTGGAATAGCATTAAATTCGCGTAAAACCAAAATATCGCCGACCTGAAAATCTCTATCAGCCCGACGAAATTCTGCTTTTTTCGCACCAATACGTACTTGATTGAAATATTGAGGGTTTATTTTTAATTCATACGTATATCGTTGCATCTTAAACACTCCGATAATGCTTAGATTTCAGCTCGTACACTGTTTGGCAATCTGCACAGCGGGTGCATCCCATTACTGCAATACGGCGCTTTTCGGGTATCTCACGACCGCAATCTTCACATTCAAACGCTGATACACCTACGTAACGCCCTGTTACTGCTTTTATTTGTTTATCAAGCAATAACTGTGATTGTTCGCAGGCTAAATCCATTTCTTTAGACATAATTCCATTCCTGCGCTTGATGTTCGATAGACTCGGCTTCACCTTCTAATAATTGAAATACTTGTGAAGGCTCCATTCGTTCACTCAGTGCTTTTGATGCTAATTTGCGCAAACGAGCAGAAAAAAGAACCGCCCGAGATTTTCTTTCATCTTCTCGAACGGCATTAATTAAATCGGTTACATCACTTTCTTTAGACATAATCAGACCTCTGATAATCAGATATAAAAAGTCCTGACAAATAAATGTCATTTATTTTTTAGGTGTAATTAAATAGGCATTGCTAATTTATTTGGGATTAATGCGCTCAATACTTTTATTTGATGAAGTGCATTAATGATTTTTATTTTATCTTTCCTCTTTAATAATAAATAATCTATTCCGTTCTTTTCTTTTTCTATCTCAGCAAGGTAATAAATCATCTGATATATACGATTATTTTCATTTCTTAAATAATCAAGAAACTCACCAATCAAAATATCATCACTATTTTTATTTAACTTACTTAATAAATCAGCCCTAACTTCGGCTGTTTTATTCATACCACTGACGCGCTCATCAAATGAAAGACCATCATTGCGATAATGCTTTACCACTTTAGACTGATAAAAATCATCATTGCCTTGTAGTTGCTCTCTTGCTTGAATAAGCTCCGCGGCATTCATAACAACACCTAGATAGAAACTTTCACAAGAAACGAAACAATAACAATGGCACATAAAACCAGTGTTGCTTTATCCGCTTTTGAATACTTTTTACTTTTATTAGTAAAAGATTCACTACTTAATTTATATTTATTGCGTTGCTTAATTAATTGGTTCATTGAATATCACCTTTTAATAAGTCGATATAATGTGTTGCTTCTGCCATTGCATCAAACTTACCGAATGACTGATCATCTAACCAAACGTGATAACGAGTTATCGGTGTTACTGCTTTTCTTGGCAGTTTAATAATGGTGAAACCGCGATACATAAAACTATGCTCTGTAATTTGTTTCACCTGCATCTTATAGCCCAACCCATAAACGCCATGCGTCACGTTGTTCTTTTGGTAAATTGGAATATGCATCATCCATTCCACGATTAAATTCAGTGATACTCACCCATAATTCACCGGCTCTAGCATCTGGCTTCATAGGATCACGAAATTCAATAATGGGTAACTTACCCGCTTTAGCCATTGATCTAGTGGCTTCGTAACCTTTCCCTATTAATTCCGCAAACTTTGCGAGTGGCACCGCATTTACAGGGAATTTCACATTGATCATTTCTTTATTCATTTGCTACCCTCGTTAGATCAAGCCCTTTAAAACCCTTTATTTTCGGTTTTATAAGGGTTTTACGCCCTAAGTGGTTCCGTACTTTATACCACTTAGATTTTATTAGATCAATACTCGGAACCAAAATAATGGATATTGCCTCTCGAATAAAGGCTGTAAGAAATGCTGAAAAATTAAGCCAATCACAGTTTTGCGAAATAATGGATATGCCAATAAGCACATTAAAAAAGATTGAAGGTGGCCATAACGAACCTGGGTGGGTCACTTTAGAGAAAATTACTAATCACCCAAGATTTTCAAAATATACGTTGTGGATAATGACCGGTAAGTCATCACCAGAAGCCGGTCAAATATCTCCGGCTCTCGCACACAGTGGGCAAGAGAAAGAAATATCACCCCGCTCAGACAAGAAAATTGGTTAGACGTTTTATATGAATATGCTGATTACTGTTGGTCGCAGTCAGTCAGTTACATCGGAGGGCTTACTTATGGCAATTAAGAAGCTCAATGATGGTCGTTATGAAGTGGATATTCGCCCAAACGGGAAAGATGGTCAGCGAGTCAGAAGGATATTTGATCGCAAGATAGAAGCTACAAATTTTGAGAAATATACAATTGTTAACGCTAAGAAATTTTCTAGCGATAAAGTCCAATCAGGAAGAATTCGATTAAGTGAGCTACTTGATAAGTGGTGGCTATATCACGGACAAACATTAAAAAACGGTTCGATAGAGAAAAGGCATTTAATTAAAACAGTGAATGCGCTTGGTGATCCAACAATGAACCAACTTGATAAACATGCATTACTAGAACATAGAGGAATGCGCCTTTTTGATGGAGTGAGTCCATCAACGATAAATAGGGATATGTATCGTCTATCTGGAATGATAAGCGCATTAAAAAAACTCGAAATGTACAAAGGTGATAACCCATTGAGAGGATTACCACCATTAAAAGAAAAGCCGCCTGAACTCACTTTTTTAAGTGATGATGAAATATCGCACTTATTAAATTCATTATCAGGAGACTATCGCCGTATCGCATTACTATGCCTTAGCACTGGTGCAAGATGGGGTGAAGCTGAAATGTTGGATAGTAAGCACGTTCATCAAGGAAGGGTAACTTTTGCCTATACAAAGAATGGTAAAAAAAGAATTATTCCAATTTCTGACTCTCTTGAAAAAGAGATAAAAACCAGAAAAACAGGAAAGCTATTTCATGTTGATTATGGAACCTTCCGCAAAAAACTAAAAATAGTAAAACCTGATTTACCTGATGGGCAAGCGACACATGTTTTACGCCATACGTTTGCAAGTCATTTTGTAATGAATGGTGGGAACATCGTAGCACTGAAAGAAATATTAGGTCATGCGAGTATAAACCAGACAATGGCATACGCTCATTTAGCACCTGATTATTTGCAGTTAGCTATAAAGTTAAACCCACTAAAAGGTGATATAAAAGTTTAA